AACAATATTCCCCGTATCAAGGACAAAACCGGAGCCGTTCAGCGGCGTTTGGTGATCGTTCCCTTCGATGCCAAGTTCACCCCCAATGATGCAGACTTCCGCCCGTTCATCAAGGATGAACTGTGTGAACAGGGTTCTATGGAATATCTGGCCTTGCTTGGCCTTCAGGGGTTGAAGCGGGTTCTTGGGAACGCACAGTTCACCACTTCCAGCAGAGTTCAGGGGCAGTTGGACGAATATGAGGAAAACAACAACCCCATTATTGGGTTCATCAATGAAGTTGGCCTTGACGGGATTGAAAATGAAGCCACCGATTCCGTGTATCGCCGGTATAAGGAATATTGCATTGCGAACAACTTCCAAGCCCTTTCCAAGATTGAGTTTTCCCGGCAGATCACAAAACGCTGTGGCTTCACAACGGCCCTGAAATGGATTAGAAATCGAAAAACCCGTGTGTTTGTGAAAGGCGGTGACACAGAATGAAAGTTCTTGAATTATTTGCTGGAACCCGTTCTATTGGACGGGCCTTCGCAGGGGGGGGGCATGATGTGTATTCCATCGAATGGGATGATAGTTTCCCGGATATATCGTGGTACATGGATATTTCAAAAATCACTTCCGCCGACATTTTAGAACGGTTTGGGAAGCCTGATGTTATTTGGGCTTCCCCGGATTGTACCACTTATAGCATAGCCGGTATTTCTCATCATCGGGTTCAAGAACCAAATGGAAACTTGGCCCCGGTTTCAGAATATGCCAAGTTCTGTGATACCCTGAACCGCCATGTTCTGAAACTGATTTCAGAACTTCAGCCCACATTCTGGTTCATAGAGAATCCCCGTGGCGGGATGCGAAAAATGGACTTCATGAAAGGGTTACCCCGTTACACCCTTACTTACTGCCAATACGGTGATATGAGGATGAAGCCCACGGACATTTTTACAAATCATCCAGCGCCCCGGTTCAAGCCACCGTGCCATAATGGTGATCCGTGCCATGTAGCGGCTCCACGGGGAGCGAGAACAGGCACCCAAGGGCTGAAAAATCATGTTGAACGATCCAGAATCCCGGATGGGTTATGCAACTACATTGTTCAAATCTGTGAAGATGGAATGAACTATAAAAAATTTTTTGAAAAAGCTGGTGATTGAATGGCCCACGAATATTTCAAGTTCAAGAACAAAAATATTCCCTATGCCAAGGTTGGGCGGCGGGTGTTCAATAGCCTGTTTGATGCAGAAACCTTTTGCACCGAACACAGCCTTGATGTCAATTCAGCCATTGAATACCGGGATGATTCTGAATTGAAAAATAACATTCAAACAATCGCCCAATACCAGAAGGCCATTCTTCAGGAATGTTTAGACCGGCTGAAGGCCCGTGCTGAAGCCTTGGTTCAAGAAATCAACCGGTGTAATGCTGATTTGGAAAAGTGCCACCCGCTGGATCGTGGTTTCTTGACGGATCGGCGGAATGAAGCCATTGCAAAACATACGGGTACGATGGAAGCCCGTGAGATTGTGGCCGGATTGAAAAATAATTTAGAAAGGTTGACTGGTTGGCATGATTAAAGACAGCGGTGAACGCACCGAGTTTGGAACCGGCGCTGTTCGTGATATGCACAGCGGCAAAGGCCGCATGGATTTACTTCCGTGGGAAGCCTTGATAGAGGTTTCCAAGCATTGTGAAGAAGGGGCCTTGAAGTATGGTGAACGGAACTGTGAAAAGGGTATTCCCATTCACAGCCTGATTGATTCGGCCTTCCGCCACCTTGCCAAGTACATGATGGGCATGAAGGATGAACCCCACCTTCGGGCGGCGGCTTGGAACATCCTGTTTGCCCTTTACATGGAGATCAAACACCCTGAACTTCAGGATATACCAACCAGAACCATTGGTGATCCGTGTGAAGGCTGTGCAAATATCAACCGCCCTTGGAACGATTCTGTGTGCGGCCATTGTTCCCGGCTGAATGATCAGAGATATGATGCTTACCAGAAGAAAGGATGAACACCGTGAAAATTATCAAGCCTGATGTGAAGTTTATCACCCCGATTGATGGGGCCACCATTCTGAAGCGGCTGGAACAATGTGGCCGTGTCTGCTACAAGTCCGAGGATAAGATCACGGAAGGTTCCGCTGAAAAGTTCGTTGCCGGGATCATCAAGCGTGGGCATGAAGCGGTTCTGGAACATTGTTCCTTTACGGTGAAGTTCATTTGTGATCGTGGGGTTTCTCATGAGATCGTCCGCCACCGGATGGCTTCTTACTGTCAGGAATCCACCCGCTATTGTAATTACGGCAAGGGCAAGTTCGGTGAGGAAATCACGGTGATTGAACCTTGCTTCCTTGAACCCGGTTCCAGAGCCTATGACTATTGGCGGGATGCCTGTGAAGGGGTGGAAATTCGCTATTTTGATATGCTGGCGGAAGGATGCACACCGCAAGAAGCCCGTTCGGTTCTGCCCAACAGCCTGAAAACGGAAGTGGTCATGACGGCCAACATTCGTGAATGGCGGCATTTCCTGAAGTTGCGCTGTTCACCCGCCGCACATCCGCAGATGCGGGAAGTGGCCCTGATCCTGTTGGACAAGGTTCATTGGCTGATTCCGGTGTGCTTCGATGATATTTGGAGTGAATACCATGCCGATGTTTAAGAAGTCCGGTGGTAAAATCTTCGCCGTTCAGTTCAACAAAGCTGAAGAACGGGCCTTGGATCGGGAAATCAAGAAACAGATTGTGGAAAATGATCGGGCCTTTGACATGGACAAAGAATCATCCATCCTGTGGATGCTTCACACCCAATTTGGATTTGGCCCAAAGCGTCTGAAGCTGGCGTGGAAGCTGTTCTATGCCGAAACCTTGAAGCTACGGGAACATTACTTGATGGAACAAGCCGATGATGGGTGGTTGGCCCGTAAAAAGCTGAAGGACATTGGGTGTGACATTGAAGAATGGTACAGAGAAGAAGGAGGGAAAACCGATGCCTAAACCTTGGGAAAATGCTGAAGGGTATCACGATCCGACAGCCTACCACGGCACAAAGAACATCATCCGTGACGAGGATGAACAGCAGAAGCGGGTGAACACCCTGATCTTCGTCCTGAAGTATATCACCCGTTTGGCGGGGTTTGAACTTCTGAACCGTATTGAAATCAAAGACCGTAAGACCGGGAGGGAATACAAATGAGAAAATTGTCATTGGAGGAATGGAAAGAAGTGGCAGAAAAAATAAATTCAGCAGAGAAAGCCGTTTCCGCTATTGGATTTAATTTTCCGAAATCCATTTCAAATAAAATTGTCACGGTTTTGCACAAATTAGGAGAAATCAAGTTTGATATGCAATTTAGATGTTCGGAAATCGAATATCCTGAAATTCCTTTGAGTGAAATAGATGATATTTGGGAGGGAACTTGACTGGTTTGAACAGGTGCTTCTTCAGTAGGAGTTGGAACAGCGTGTGGAACAGATATGGAACAGATATTTTCAATACATCTGTTCCGTTCTGAACCCCCTTGATTTTCAAGATTTTTTTCCTGTTTTTAATAGCATGGAACAGATGGTACAGATGTGAATATACTTTCTTCTTATATAAGAAAAAATATATAAGATATGTGTATATAAGCAAATTGCCATTTTATCTGTACCATCTGTTCCGAACCCTTGAAAACCCTTGATTTTTCGGCATTTGTCAACGGTACAGATGTACCCTGAAACGGAACAGATTACCGCAGAAAGGATGTGTTACATAGTGAATGACAAAGACCTTTCCCAACAGGCTAAAGAATACTTTGCCCAAATCAGGAAAACGGATCGTTTGATCCATCGGCTTGATAGTACCATTGCAACCTTGCGTTCCAGCTTGACTTCTACCGGAAGCCAACTGAAACAGGACAAGGTTCAGACTTCAGGCCCCAAGAATACCCTTGAAGAAACCATCACCAAGATCATTGACCTTGAAGCCAAGATCAATGCCCGGATTGATGAACTTGTGAGCATGAAACAGGAAGCGTTCACCATGATCAACCGGATTCCTGACCTTGATCAGCAAAATATTCTGATCGGGCGCTATATTCAGTTGAAAAAATGGGAAGATATTTCTGAAGAACTGAATTATTCTATGCAATGGGTTTTTGAACTTCACGGAAAGGGTTTACTTGCTTTTGCCAAGGCAAACAGCGACTTTCTAAACAACCGAGAAAACCAGAGTGCCACCGGTTCCAAACAGAGTAAAGAATCGGTAGAATAGTAAATAAGAAATTGCGCCTACGGGAAACCGGGGCGCTTTTTCTATGCCTGATGAAAGGGGTGAATACCTGTGACACCAAGACAGCGGAAGTTCTGTGATGAATACCTGATCAGCGGCAATGCTACGGATGCGGCAATCAAGGCGGGGTATTCGCCCAAGACCGCAAAGCAGACGGGTTCTGAAAACCTTGCAAAACCTGACTTGAAAGCGTACATCGAAACCGAACTTGAAAAACTTCATTCGGCCAAGATCGCTGATGCTGAAGAAGTCATGAAATACCTGACTTCGGTAATGCGGGGTGAACATACTGAAGAAATCCCGATCCTGTGCGGTGACGGTTGCCAAGAGTTGACGCAGAAAGAGGTTGGAGCCAAGGAAAGACTGAAGGCCGCTGAACTGATTGGCAAGCGTTACGGTATGTTCACGGACAAGGTAGGTGTGGAAGGGGCCGTTCCGGTGATTATCACGGGGGATGATCAACTTGAAGATTAGCCCACAGGCCAAGGTGATCCACCTTCCTGAAGTGGTTGGCAAGGGTTACGGAACCTTCTGGAACTTCAAAGGCCGTTACCGAGTGTGTAAGGGAAGCCGTGCTTCCAAGAAATCCAAGACCACGGCCCTGAACATCATCAAACGGATGATGCAATACCCGGAAGCCAATACCCTTGTGGTTCGCAAGGTGTTCAGAACCTTGAAAGATTCCTGTTTCACCGAACTGAAATGGGCAATCAACCGCCTTGGGGTTTCGGCCTATTGGGAAATCAAGGAAAGCCCCCTTGAAATGACTTACCTTCCCACCGGTCAGAAGATTTACTTCCGGGGCCTTGATGATCCTCTGAAGGTCACTTCAATTACGGTTGAAATAGGGTTTCTGTGCTGGTGCTGGATTGAAGAAGCATACGAAATCATGAATGAAGCTGATTTTGATATGCTGGATGAATCCATCCGTGGTGCTATCCCGGAAGAAACTGGCCTGTTTAAGCAAATCACGCTGACATTCAACCCGTGGAACGAAAAGCATTGGATCAGGAAACGCTTCTTCGGGGAGATCACCGGCAAGGATGCCCAAGGGAACCCAACATACAAGTTCCATGATAGCTGGATCAGCCCGGATGGGCAGATTTACGCCACAACCACCAATTACCTGTGTAATGAATGGCTGGATGAAGCTGACCTGAAGGTTTTCCAGACCATGAAGGAAACCAACCCCCGGCGTTATAAAGTGGCCGGTTTAGGCGGTTGGGGCATTGTGGATGGCCTGATTTATGAGAACTGGCGGGAAGAACTGTTCAACCCGGCTGAAATCAGCGCCAAGGCCGGTGTGAAATCCGCCTTCGGCCTTGACTTTGGTTATACCAATGACCCAACGGCGCTTTTCTGTGGGCTTGTCAGCAAGGAAGAAAAGACCATTTGGGTTTTCGATGAACTGTATGAAAAAGCCCTGACCAACCGGGCCATTTGTGACCGGGTAACAGTGATGGGCTATGCCAAAGAGCGTATCAAGGCCGATTGTGCAGAACCCAAGAGCATTGACGAATTGCGGGAAGCTGGCCTTCGGCATATCAGAGCCGCCCGGAAGGGCAAGGACAGCGTGAACAATGGCATTCAGTACATTCAGGATTATATCATCATCATTCATCCCCGGTGTGTGAATTTCATCACTGAAATTTCAAACTATACTTGGGCTGAAGATAAGTTCGGGGCCAAGATCAACACCCCCATTGATGATTTCAACCACCTGATGGACGCTATGCGCTATGCGCTGGAAGATATGCTGGTTGGCTCCGCCTTCAGCTTCGACTAATAACAGGATAGTAACAAACCGCCACGGAAATTGATTGTTTCCGGGGTTTTGTCTTTATTGGGTAATAAAAGAGGTGTTTCCGATGAAGAAAATGATTCGAGTGGTTTCGGTGCTGGGAACACCGTACACGATTTATCAGGGGAACAGCGTTGATTTTCCTGATCTGGCTGATTGTGATGGGTATTGTGATACCACTATCAAGGCCATTGTGGTTTTAGATATGACCGAGATAGAAGGCAAACCCGGAGCCAAGGCAGACTTGACGCATTATCAGCGCAAAGTGATTCGTCATGAATTGCTTCATGCTGTTCTGTTTGAAAGTGGACTGTCCGCTAATTCTTGGGGAGAGAATGAAGAAATTGTTGATTGGTTTGCAATCCAATTCCCAAAACTGGAAGCACTGTTTCAACAGGCGGGATGTAATGACCTTTTGAAAGATGGTGATTGATTTTGTCTTTTTTCAATGATACTGAAACGGCCCGGATCAATCGCCTGATCCTGATGGGCGGCAATACCGGCATGACTGAACTTCAGTTTTTTGCCGCTGAAATTGATGAATGGAAGCGGAGCCGCAAGCGGAAAGAACAGATTATTGGGGATGCCTACTATGAAGGCTACCATGACATTCTGACCCGCAAGCGCACAATCATTGGCGAGGATGGCAAACTTCAGGAAGTTGACAACCTTCCCAACAATCGGCTGGTGGATAACCAGTTTGCTTTGATGGTGGATCAGAAAACCAACTATCTTGTGGGCAAGCCCTTTTCCCTGACCTGTAAAAACAAGACCTATTCCGAATTTCTGAACAAGGTTTTTGATAAGCGGTTCAAGCGGCTTCTGAAGTATGTGTGTGAAGATGCCCTGAAAGGCGGAATTGGCTGGTTGTACCCCTACTATGGGGATGATAGCAAACTTGCCTTCAAACACTTCCCGGCCCATGAAATTCTCCCCTTTTGGGCGGACGATGATCACACCATCCTTGATTGTGCTGTTCGCCTTTACCCACAAGAGGTTTGGAACGGTTTCAGCAAGGAAATTGTGGAGCGGGTGGAAATCTTCAAATCAGATGGCCTTTACCGCTATGTGTACGATGGAACCACCTTGACCCCGGATGAACAGTTGGGGGAGCATGAAAACTATTTCAGTGTTGACAATGGGGAAGAAACGGTTGAACTGAATTGGGAGCGGATTCCCCTGATCCCGTTTAAGTATAACAAGCAGGAAATTCCCTTGATCCGCAGGGTAAAAACCCTTCAGGACGGTATCAACACTATGGTTTCCGACTTTGAAAATAATATGCAAGAGGACGCACGGAACACCATTCTGATCCTGAACAATTATGATGGTGAAAACCTTGGGGAGTTCCGCCGCAACCTTGCGACCTTCGGAGCCGTGAAAGTTCGGGATGATGGCGGGGTGGAAACCCTGACCGTTGAAATTAACGCTGAAAACTTCAATTCCATTCTGAAGCTGTTCAAGGATAAACTGATTGAAAACGCCCGTGGCTACAATGCCAAGGATGACCGCATGGGCAACAACCCCAATCAGATGAACATTCAATCCATGTATTCTGATATTGACCTTGACGCAAACGGGATGGAAACCGAGTTTCAAGCGGCCTTTGATGATCTTCTGTGGTTTATCAATCAGGATTTCGCCAACACTGGCCAAGGCGATTTTGAGGAAGAAGAAATCACCATTGTTTTTAACCGGGATATGCCGGTGAATGAAAGTGAAGCCATTGAAAATTGTGGGAAGTCCGTTGGTATTCTGTCCAATGAAACCATTGTGGCCCAGCACCCGTGGACAACGGATGTGGAATTGGAGTTGGAGCGGATCAAGAAGGAAAAGGAAGAAGCAATGGAACAGGCGCAGGATTACAACGGCGCTTTTGGGAATGTTCAGAAAGAAGATCCTGATGGTGATGAAGGCGGGGACGAATAATCCCCGCCTTCCCTATATGCCGGGGCAATAATGGGGCGGGGCCGGGGTTCACCTCCTTACCCGGTCAAAGGTGCAATTCCTTTCCCCGGCACTTTCTATGGCGTGTTAGTCAAGCGGTTAAGACACCGGCCCTTCAAGCCGGGAACACGGGTTCGACCCCCGTACACGCTACCACTTGCCGGGTTGGTGGAATGGCAGACACAGCGGATTCAAAATCCGCCGCCTTTGGCGTATGGGTTCAAGTCCCATACCCGGCACCAATATTGGGGTGTAGCCAAGAGGTAAGGCAAGGGGTTTTGACCCCCTGAAGCGTTGGTTCGATTCCAACCACCCCAGCCATTCAAGAAGGGAGCGTGACCCCGTGAAAAATGCTGACTATTGGCGGGGCCGGTTCGCCATTCTTGAAAATTCGGCCCACAAACAAGCGGATGAATACCTTCAGACACTTGAAGATATTTACCGGGAAACTGAACACACTGTTCAGCGGGATATTGAAAGCTGGTATCAGCGATTTGCAACCAATAACAATGTGACTTTGGCGGAAGCCCGGAAAATGCTGACCACTGGACAGCTTGAAGAATTCAAGTGGACGGCGGAACAGTATGTGAAAGCCGCACAGCAAGCCAACCTTTCCCCGGAATGGATTAAGAAGCTGGAAAACGCTTCAACCCGCTTCCATGTCAGCCGCCTTGAAGCAATCCAACTGCAAATTCAACAGCAAATGGAACTTCTGTTTGGAAATCAGGTGGATGGGATTGATGATCTTCTGAAGAAGCTGGTTTCCAACGGGTACACCCACGGGGCCTTTGAAATCCAAAAGGGCATTGGCCTTGGGTGGGATTTCACCGCCCTGAATCAAAAGAAACTTGAAACCTTACTTTCAAAACCTTGGACAACGGACGGGCGGACTTTTCGGGATCGCTGTTGGGTGAACAAGGCTGATTTGGTGGACACCGTAAACAAAGAACTGATTCAGGGAATGTTGCGGGGTGATCCACCGGCCAAGACTATTACCGCCATTCAAAAGAAGTTCGGAACAGCCCGTTATAAGGCAAGGCGGTTGGTGCATACAGAAACCACCTATTTCAACGCTGTTTCCAAAATCCAGATGTATAAAGATTTGGGTGTGGATCAGATTGAAATTGTGGAAACGCTGGATTCCCGCACCTGTGCGGTATGCCAACCCCTTGATGGAACGGTGATCCCGCTGGCCCAATATGAGCCGGGGGTGACTGTCCCACCCTTCCACCCGAATTGCCGGGGAACCACTTGCCCCCATTATGACGATATGGACGGCGAAAGAGCCGCCCGCACCGCTGATGGAAAGGTGTACTATGTCCCGGCCAACATGAAATATACCGATTGGAAGAAGGCTTTTGTGGATGGCGTGAAGGACGGTTTGACGGTTGCCACCGTGGGCGCTATAATGAAGGCGAAAAGGGAATTGGAGCCGCTGAAGGCTGAAATGTTCCCTGAATACCTGACCGACAAGAAGGAACGGAAGAACACCCAAGCCCTGATTGATTATGTGAATGCGTGTGAAAACGCTGATCCTGATGTGGTTGCCCTTTATTCCAAAATGGGGGCTATGGAAAACATCAGGGCCAACGGTATTCCCATGAAGGTTTCCCACGGGAAAGGCTATGCGGTCAATTATCGCTATTACACCCGGAATGATCAGCTTGCGGAAGTTGAATTGATTATTCCCAAGCTGGCCGGGGATGATCTTACCGGCCAAGTGGTTACAACCTTACATGAGGAAATGCACCTGATGGATATGTTCAACCGGTCAGACCCGGCAAAGTATTCAGGTTGGTTCAGTTCCAGCCACGCCAAGTTAAGTTCCTTTTTCCAGAAAACCAACACCGATATTGCGGATGATATTGATTCCCTTTTTGAAGCCTTCGATAAGGAATGCAAGCGTATTACGGCGGAAATCAACGCTGAATTGAGAACCGCCACTTCTGCCTTGACGGATCAATACTATGCAAGATCCATTTCTTATTCTGACTACAAAAAAGCCTTCAATAAGCTGAAGCGTGAAGCAAGTGAACAAATTGATTACCAATGCCGAAACGCTATGGGCGGCGGTATCAGCTCCCTTGAAGATATTTACGATGCCCTTTCCGGTGGTTCGGCCCGTGATGCTGGCCTTGTGCGATATGGTCACGGTTCCAAATATTACCGGGATATTGGGAAACGAGCGGAAGAAACCCTTGCCAATTATGGCGCTTTGTCGGTTGTCCGTCCTGACCTGATAGAAATGCTTCGTAAGGATAAACCGGAGTTGGTAGAAGCCTTGGAAGAAGTTATTCAGGATATGTTAAAGAAAGCGGGTGGTTAATATGACACGGGAAGAAAAGCTGATGAAGGTTCATGCGCTGTTGGCTGAAGTTTCTGATGTTCTGGTTGACCGCTTCTTTGATGCGGACAGTGAAGAACTTCTTGATGAAAAAATTGAAGTTCTTACTGCTTTGAAGGATGGGAAACCGCCTGACCAAATCCCCAATTATTATTCTGTTCTTGAAAACTTCAGCCCGGATCAGCATTGGGACTGATCCACAATATTGTTGATTGAACCACCCCGGCCTTCGGGCCGGTGGTGGTTTTTTCATACCTATTCGCCGTTTCCCGGTTGTGGGCGGAAAACAGAGCCGGGGGAAATCGTGGTTCCTTACCCACGGTAAAAAAGGATTTTATGATGGAGGTATCACACTATGACGAAAGAAAAGCTGATGGAGTGGGGCTTGACCGAGGAACAGGCCAACAAGGTTATGGAAGGGCTGAATGGTTCCTTTGTAACCAAGAGCCGGTTCAATGAGGTGAACGAGGAAAACAAGACCCTGAAAGCCCAAGTTTCTGAACGGGATGGGCAGATTGAAACCCTGAAGAAATCCGCTGGTGATAACACGGAACTTCAGAACCAGATCACCGCCCTTCAGGAAGCGAACAAGCAGAAGGACAAGGATCACGCCAATGAAATCAAGGCCCTGAAGATCAGCAATGCCGTTGATGTGGCCCTGACCAATGCCAAGGCCAAAAACAACACCGCTGTAAAGGCGCTGTTGGCCGCATTCTTGGAGAAGGCGGAACTGGCCGATGATGGCACGGTGAAAGGGCTGGATGATGAAATTGGCAAGCTGACCAAGGGTGAGGACACGGCTTTTCTGTTCGACACCAGCGGCAAGGCCAAGTTTAAGGGAGCCAAAGCCGCTGAAAAGAGTGATCCCCACAATCAGCCCACCGGGGATGACCTTTCCAAAATGTCCTATGACGAACTGTGCAAGTACATGGAGGAAAACCCGGATGCGGTTTTGGAGTAACCCACACAATTTGACTACACAGAAAGGAAGTTTGAACGATGGCTAACAGCAAGTTTGATGCAAAGTCTTTCAACCCTGAAGCGTTTAAGTACATGGTTGGCCGTGTGCCTAACCTGACCCTGAACGCCCTGAAGAAGTCCCGTGCGCTGGCCGGGAACCCTGATATTCGGGCGGTGTTCACCAGCCAGAATGGCACCGGCTATGCCCGTCTTGCCATGCGTGGCCTTCTGGATGGGGATGCGGTGAACTATGACGGTGAAACCGACATTACCGCCACTTCCACCAAGACCTTTGAACAGGGCATGGTGGTTGTTGGCCGTGCCAAGGCATGGACTGAAAAGGACTTCAGCTATGACATTACGGGCGGCGTGGACTTCATGGGCAATGTGTCCGCACAGGTTGCGGAGTACAAGGACACCTTGGATCAGAAAACCCTTCTTTCCATCCTGAAGGGTGTTTTTGCCATGCCCACCACCGATGCCAAGAACAAGGAGTTTGTGGAGAAGCACAGCACCACGATTTATGCCCCTATGAGCGCCACCACCCTGAACAGCGCCGTGAACAAGGCTTGTGGAGCCAATAAGCAGAAGTTTTCTTTGGTGTTCATGCACAGTGATGTTGCCACCAACCTTGAAAACATGAAGCTGTTGGAGTTCATGAAGCAGACGGACGGGGACGGCATTCAGAAGGATTTGACCCTTGCCACTTGGAATGGCCGCACTGTGGTTGTGGACGATGATCTTCCCGCCGTGACCGGTTATGCCGATGCCGATGCGGAAACCCCCGGCGCTTTGAAGATTGTTGCTTCTGGCGAGGATGGAACCACCACCATCAATCTTGCCAAGGCAACCCCTTACTTTGGCACCCGTACCCTTGCCGCTAATATGTATGTGGTTCCCGCTACGCAGTACACCACCTTCATCATGGGCAACGGTGCTATCTCCTATGAAGATATTGGGGCCAAGGTTCCTTATGAAATGGCCCGTGACCCCAAGACCAACGGCGGTGTTGATACCCTGTATATGCGTCAGCGCAAGGTGTTCAGCCCCTATGGTATCAGCTATGAGAAGAAAAGTCAGACCAAGCTGTCCCCCACGGACACTGACTTGGAGAATGGGCAGAACTGGACGCTGGTTCACAGTGGGGAAAGCACCGCTTCCCAGCGCACCTATATCAACCACAAGGCCATTCCCATTGCCCGGATTCAGTCTTTGGGCTGATGGAATGGCGGTGATTCCCGTTGCGTGAACAGGTTATTGCAATGCTTACGGCCCTTGGCGTGACGGGGGCCGCTGAAGATCCCCTGTTGGATATTGTGATCAGCAATGTTCAATACAGGGTTCAAAACGAAACCAACCGGAAGGATATGCCTGAAGGGTTGGTGAGCGTGGCCGTCTATATGGCGGTTGGCGAATATCTGAACATGAAGAAGGTTTCCGGGCAGTTGGAAGGGTTTGACCTTGAAGCGGCAATCAAGCAAATTCAGGAAGGCGATACCAACACGGTTTTTGCCATTGGGGATGGGAATTTGACCCCTGAACAGCGGTTGAACAGTCTGATTGACTACCTGACCAATGGGCGGAGCCGTGAACTTTACCGATTCAGGAAGTTTGTATGGTAAACGCCCACAGAAAAGCCCTTGAACGGTTGTGGAAGGATCGGTGTTCTATTTTCGTAAAAGAGAAAGTCACCGATCCAACCACACACCTGACTGACTTTGAAGAAAAGCCGCTTCTTCAGGATCAGCCCTGTAAATTGTCCTTTGAAACCTTAACTTCAAGTTCCGGTGATCCCGTGGCCGCTGTTGCCCAAACCGTGAAGCTGTTCTTGTCCCCTGATGTGGAAATCCCCGCTGGCTGTAAAATCGTTGTGACACGGTTCAACAATCTTGAACGGAAGTTCACCTATTCTAAAAGCGGTGAAGCCGGGGTTTTCACCAACCATCAAGAAATCCAGTTAGAGCCGTGGAAGGGGTATGCCTGATGGCTAAATGGGGCAAATGCGATTTCAAGCAACTGGAACGGCTGAACAAGAACATGGAAAAGCTGATGGGGGCGGATTTGGACAGGTTTTGCCGCCAAGCCGCCCAAGAGTTGGCGGGGCGCTTGCTGAATAAAGTTGTGAAGCGGACACCTGTTGTATATGGCACCTTGCGGGATGCGTGGGCGGTGATGCCTGTGGGCCACAGGGGAACCCATTACACAGTTGTTGTGCTGAATAACCTTCAGTATGCTTCCTATGTTGAATACGGCCACCGGCAACAGCCGGGGCGGTTCATCCCCGGCTATTGGGAAAGTGACCGCTTTGTTTATGATCCTGATGCGGAAGGCGGGATGGTGCTGAAGAAAAATTGGGTAAAGGGGCGCTATATGCTGACCATTTCCACACAAGAACTGGAACAGCAAGCGCCTAAAATTCTGGAAAAGAAGTTGTATTTGTTCCTGAAGGGGTGTTTCGATGCTTAATGAGATTATCAAAGGAATTTCAATGGCACTGAACGCCGCCTTTGGGGATGGGTATGAAATCTATCAGAATGATGTGGAACAGGGTTTGAAAGAACCCTGTTTTTTGATTGCCGTTTTACAACCGGAAATCACGCCCATGCTTGGGCGGCGCTTTATCAAGCGGAACCCATTTGACATTCAGTATTTTCCGACCAACCCCCGCAATAATGCGGAAATGTTCACCGTTGCGGAAACGATGATGGAAGCCTTGGACTTCATCACGCTTCCCAGCGGTGATCTTCTTCATGGAACCAGCGTGAATTATGAGATTGTGGACAATGTACTTCACTTCTTTGTGAACTATAACTTACCCATGATCCGCCCCGCTGAAGAAACCTATATGGAAACCTTGGAAACCGAGGTTGGAACCATTGGAGGGGATTAAAAATGCCTACGACCAAAACCAGAAAGCCCAAGACAGCGGAAGCGGCCCCGCCTGTTTCCAATGTCCCGGTTTTCACCAAAAGAAATATCCTGACCTTCCAGCGATACGCCAAGCGGCGTGATCTTCTGTCCGTTTTGCTGGAAGATGGAAAGGAATACACGATGGAGCAGGTGGACAGCTTGCTTCAAAACTTTTTCAAGAAAGGCAAGGTGAATTGATATGGCCCTTGGCGGCGGCACTTTTTTGACGCAGAACAAGATTCTGCCCGGTGCATATATCAACTTCATTTCGGTTGCGAATGCAAGCGCCACCCTCTCTGATCGTGGTATTGCGACCATCCCCCTTGAAATGAATTGGGGGCCTGAAGGTGAGGTTATCACCGTTGAACTTGGGGAGTTCCAGAAGAATTCCCAAAAGATTTTCGGCTATGCGTACACGGCGGACGAACTGAAGCCCATGCGTGAGATTTTCAAACACGCCCAAACGGTTCACTTCTTCCGCCTGAATTCCAGTGGCGCAAAGGCCGCTTGCACTTATGCGACGGCCAAATACCCCGGCACCCGTGGGAATGACCTTCGCATTGTCATTGAGGAAAATGAAAACAGTCAGCCGGAAAGCAAACTGTATGATGTTTCCACTTTCCTTGGCACTGTCCAAGTGGATCAGCAGAAGGCCATTTCTAAAATGACTGACCTGAAGCCCAATGATTATGTGGACTTCAAAACAGAAGGAAGCCTTGCTGTGACTGCTTCCACCCCTCTGACCAGCGGCACCAATGGGGGCGTTGAGGATGCGGCTTATCAAACCTATCTGGATAAGATGGAAGCCTATACCTTCAACGCTATGGGTTGCCCCACCAACAAATCCACCATTGCTGAACTGTTTTCTGCCTTCTGTAAGCGGATGCGGGATGATGTGGGCAAGAAGTTTCAGGTGGTATGCTTCCGCAAGCTGGCCGACTATGAAGGCACCGTGAGTGTGAAGAACACCATTGTTGGTGAAACCGATGATCCCGCCCTGATCCCGTGGGCAACCGGCGTAATTGCGGGAACTGCCGTGAATAAGTCCGCAACCAATATGGACTATGACGGGGAATATCAGATTGATACTGATTATACCCAAAGCGAATTGGAAGCCGGTATTCTGGAAGGTTCGTTCATGTTCCATCTGGTGGATGAAAAGGTTGTGGTTTTGGAGGATATTAACACCTTCATTTCCGTGACGGATGAAAAGTCCGGGGACTTTTCCAGCAATCAGACAATCCGGGTTCTGGATCAGATTGCCAATGATATTGCTGTTCTGTTCGGCAAGAAGTACCTTGGCAAAGTTCCCAATGACGCTTCCGGGCGGATCAGCCTGTGGAACGATATTGTGAAGCACCATCAGGAGCTTCAGAATATCCGGGCTATTGAGAACTTCTCCAGCGATAATGTGACGGTTGCCCAAGGCGATACCAAGAAGGCCGTTGTGGTGACGGACTATGTTACCCCGGTCAACGCTATGGCCCAGCTTTATATGACTGTCTATGTCCAGTAAGAAAGGGGTGTAAGAGTATATGGCAACTGTAATGCAAGCCAAGGACGCTGTTTCCGCTTCTTTGGCCGAATGCTTTGTAACCATTGGGGATAACCGTTATAACTTCATGCAGGCTATCAACCTTGAAGCCAATTTCGAGAAGAACAAGACGGAAATTCCCATTTTGGGCAAGACTGGCAAGGGTAACAAATCCACCGGTTGGAGTGGTACGGGTTCCGCAACCTTCCACTATAACACCAGCATTTTCCGCCAAATGATGAAGCAGTACAAGGACACCGGCGAGGATGTCTATTTTGACATTCAAGTGACCAATGAAGATCCCACTTCTTCTGTGGGCCGTCAAACCGTGATCCTGAAGGATTGCAACATTGATGGCGGCATTCTTACCAAGTTTGACGCTGATGCGGAATACTTGGATGAAGATATGGACTTCACTTTTGAGGATTTCGAGATGCCGGAAGCCTTTACCCTGCTTGCGGGAATGGAGTAACATTGCCAAAACCCGCCCCATTTTGATAATGTGGGCGGGTTTTTCTTTTTTCAATTTCAAAATAGGAGGATTTTAACAATGAGTTTGTCTGCTTTTTTGGCTGAAAATGCCCTGTCCGTTGAAAATGTGAAGTTTGTTGCTTCCAAGCGGTTTTTGTCTGATGAATTGGACGATAAGGGCAAGCGGAAGCCTATGGAATGGGAGATTAAGGCCATTACCGGCACCGAGGATGAAACCCTTCGGAAGTCCTGTGCCAAGCGGTTTCCCGTTCCCGGTAAGAAAAACCAGTATCAGAAGGAAACCGACTATGATATGTACCTTGGCAAGCTGGCTGTGGCCTGTACGGTATTTCCCAACCTGAATGACAAGGAGCTTCAGGACAGCTATAAAGTGATGGGCGCTGAAGCCCTTCTGAAAACCATGCTGACCCCCGGCGAGTATGCCGACTATCTGACCAAAGTTCAGGAGGTTTGCGGGTTTGAAACCACCCTTCAGGATGAGGTGGACGAGGCAAAAAACTAATTGAAGAAGGTGATGGTGAAGCAAATATCGCTTACTATTGCCTTCACGAACTGCATTTGACACCATCTGCTTTTCTGGACTTGCCCCGGAAAGAACGGGCCTTCATTATTGCGGCCATTGATATTCGGGTGGAGCGGGAAAAGAAGAAACAGAAAGAAATTGAACGGAAACAGCGCCGGGGCCGCAGAAAGTAACTGTTGGCCCCGGCCCTCTGCTATGGAAAGAAGGTGAACCCCTATTGGCAACCATTAGAACGGCAATCGCCCTATATGACGGTGTTACTGCCCCGCTGAAGTCTATGCACAAGGCTATGAACATTGTGCTGAACAGCTTTGAAGCCATGCAACGGGCTTCGGGTAATTCTGTGGACACTTCAGCCATTCGGGAAGCCCGTGAAGAACTGGCAAGAGCCGGGGCCGCCTTCGATTCCATTGAAGAAAATATTCGGAATGCTGGCAACCAGCAAGACCGCTTCAACAGGCGGATCAGGGACGGCACCACCGCCGCTGATGGCCTTTGGAGCAAGCTAAAAGGCATTGCGGCCACCGTGGGTGGGCTGGCGGCTGTAAAGAAAATTCTTGGGGTTTCTGACCAGCTTACCAGCACAAATGCCCGGTTGAATAACGCCATGATCAACTTTGATGATGGCGGTTCCCTTACTGACCTTGAAAAAAAGGTAATGGCTTCGGCGCAACGATCCAGAACTTCCTATATGGATGCCGCTTCTTCCATTGCAAAATTGGGCCTAAATGCCCGTGATGCGTTTGGAAGTATGGATGAAGTGATTGCCTTCCAAGAACTGATTAACAAACAGTTTATTATTGGCGGTGCGAGTGTTCAGGAACAGCAAGCCGCCATGATCCAGCTTACCCAAGCAATGGCTTCCGGTGTGCTTCGTGGTGAAGAACTAAACAGCGTATTTGAACAGGCCCCCGGAATTATTCAGAGTATAGCAGATTACTTGGATGTTTCCATTGGTGAAATCCGGGCTATGGCCGCAGAAGGTCAACTGACCGCCGATGTAGTGAAAAATGCCATGTTTGCGGCGGCGGATGATATTGAAACCAAGTTTTCAAATATGCCCAAAACTTGGGGGCAAATTTGGATCGGGATGAAGAACAAGGCCCTGTCTATCTTCAATCCTATTCTGAACAAGGTAAATCAAGTTGCTAATAGCGAAAAGTTCACCCAAGTAACGAATGGAGTTATCAACGGCCTTGCCGGGATCGCTTCTGTTGCAACGGTGGTGCTTGACCTTCTGATTGGCGGTGCCGCTTTGGTGGTGGATAATTGGTCATGGCTTGCCCCTATTGTTGGCGGTGTTGCAACGGCTTTTCTTGTTTTGAATGGAGCCATGCTTGCCTATAAAACAGTGACCGGCATTGTGAATGCGCTGGAAACTGTAAAGGCCGCAAGACTGGCTATGACTACCGTTGCAACCGGAGCACAGACCACCGCCACCTTTGCCCAAACAGCGGCCCAATACGGCCTGAATGCGGCTTTGATGGCTTGCCCCCTTACATGGATTATCATTCTGATTATCGCCCTTGTAGCCCTGTTCTATGCGGCTGTGGCGGCGGTCAATCATTTTGCAGGTACAAGCGTTTCCGCAACCGGCCTGATTTGTGGCGCATTTATGGCGGCGCTGGCCTTCATCGGGAATATCTTTGTGGCCCTGTGGAACTTGGTTGTAGATGTGTTCGTGATGATCTATAACCTTGTGGCTACGGTTGCAAACTTCATCGGGAATGTATTCAATGATCCGGTTGGGGCTGTGGCCCGTCTATTTTTCGACTTGGCGGACACGGTTCTTTCTGTCCTTCAGGCTTTGGCTTCGGCCATTGATACTATCTTCGGTTCTAACCTTGCCGGTTCCGTCCAAGGCTGGCGTGACAGCTTGGGCGGTTGGGTGGATTCCACCTTTGGCAAGGGTGAAGAAGTCATGGAAAAGCTGAATGCGGAAGATCTTCATTTGGGCCGCTTCGAGTATGGAGCCGCCTTTGATATGGGTTATGAGTTCGGCCAAGGCGTGGAAGATACCATTGGCGGCTTGTTCGACTTTTCCGCAATGGACAGCTTGGGGGCCGCTGATGGGCTGGATGCCTTCAACCTTGGGAACACCCTTGATGGTATCTATGGCAACACCGGGGACACGGCGGGGAACACCGCCGCCATGAGTGATGCCCTTGACATTGCGGAAGAAGATTTGGCCTATATGCGGGATATTGCCGAGCGGGAAGCAATCAACCGGTTTACCACCGCTGAAATCAAGGTTGAACAGCACAATGAAAACCACATTTCCAAAGATACCGACCTTGACGGGATTATGGATGCGTGGGCTAATGATTTTGCTGAAAAGCTGGATGTGTCTGAAGAAGGGGTGCATGAGTAATGGCATACAAAATGTACTTGGATGGTGTGCTTATGCCCATCACCCCTTCCAAGGTCAAAGTGAAAATCAATAACCAGAATGAAACCTTGACACTGATCAGCGGTGAAGAAATCAATATCCTGAAGGCGGCGGGGCTGACTGATGTAAGTTTTGACTTGCTTCTTCCCCAAGTCCCCTATCCCTTCACAAATGGCGGGGCGCAACCCGCAGATTATTACCTTTCTCTTTTTGAACGGCTGAAAACGGCAAAAGAACCTTTTCAATGGATTTTGAACCGTGAAAAGCCCAATGGGAGCCGGTTGTTTTATACCAATCTGACTGTGGGAATGGAAGATTACCAGATCACAGACGATGCGGAAGAAGGCTTTGATATTACAGTGACCGTGAGCCTGAAGCAATACAGGCACTATGGTACTAAAACTGTGACCATCCAACCTGCCTCAACCCCCGCAACAAAGCCCACCGCCACGGTGGAGCCGCCCAAACGGGAAACCAGTCAGGCCCCCAAGCAATCCACCTATACGGTAAAATCCGGGGATTGCCTTTGGAATATCGCCAAGAAATATTTGGGGGATGGTTCCCGATACAATGAGATTTACAACCTGAACAAAGATAAAATCAAAAACCCGAACCTGATTTATGCCGGTCAGGTTCTTACTTTGCCTTCCTGAAAGGGGTGATCCGCTTGTCTATTGAACTTCTGATTCAGAATGGTTCCACAATTTATTATCCGGTTGTTGAAGAAGGGGTTTCTTTGACATGGGAGCGGAAAGGCACCCCCGGCAAGCTGGAATTCACAGTAATCAAAGACGGGGTTTTGAACTTTCAGGAAGGCAACCCGGTAAAGCTGACGGTGAACGGCACCACCATGTTCTATGGCTTTGTGTTCACCAAGAGCCGTAAGGCAAACAGTGTGACCATTGATGTTGTGGCCTATGATCAGTTGCGATACCTGAAGAACAAGGACACCATCACGGAAGAAGGGCTGAAGGCTTCTGACCTTCTGAAGCGGCTGGCGGCAGATTTCCGCCTGAACCTTGGGAGCGTGGAAGATACAGGGTACACCCTTGAAACCATTGTGGAGGAAGATAGCACCCTGTTTGACATGATCCAAAATGCCCTTGATGAAACCCTGATGAATACCGGCCAACTGTTCTGCCTTTATGATGATGCCGGGAAATTGACTTTGAAAAATATCAATTCCATGAAGCTGAATTTGCTGATTGATGAAGAAACCGGGGAAACCTTTGACTATTCATCCAGCATTGATGAACAGACCTACAATAAAATCAAACTGACCTATGACAATGAGCAGACTGGCAAGCGGGAACTGTATATTGCACAGGACGGGGAGAAGATGAACCAGTGGGGTGTTTTGCAGTATTTTGAAGCCTTGCAAAACGCCACCGGAGCCGCCGCCAAAGCCAATGCCCTTCTGAAGCTGTACGACCAGAAAACCCGGAAGCTGACGGTGAAGAACGCTTTTGGAGATGTGCGGGTTCGGGCCGGTTGCGCCGTGGTGGTTGCCTTGAATTTGGGGGATATTATCACCAACAATTATTTGATGGTTGAAAAAGTCACCCACAATTTCAAGGGGGATGAACACTTCATGGATTTAACCTTGATTGGGGGTGAATTCATTGCCTAAACCGACAAATGCGGTGGAACTGGTAAAGAAGGCCGCTGTGGAAGCTGTGGACGCAAGCAAGCCGGTTCACATTCTGTTTGGAACCGTGATTTCCGCTTCCCCGCTGAAAATTCAGGTTGACCAAAAGGCCATTTACACAGAAAAAATGCTGGTGTTGGCCCGGAATGTCACGGATTATGAAGTGGATATGACGGTAAGCCACCAGACTGTTACAATTAGCCACGGCCACCCGGTTACAGATACTTATACCGGGGGCGGCACCGCTGAAGATGTTGACCACAACCACCCCATCAAAGGGCGGAAGAAGTTCAAAGTCCACAACGCCCTTGTGGTTGGGGATCAGGTGGTTATGGCCCGAATTCAAAAGGGCAAGAAATTCTTGGTGCTGGATCGGATTGCGCCGAACCCGGCCCTGAAGGGGGAATGGGCATGATTCCACAGGTTCAAGACGATCTGAAACAGGATTTTACCTTTACCACCCTTCCAAGCCGCACATTCAAAATGCGTCATGATACCAAAACCATAACCGGCACCATTGATGAAGTAAGGGCTGTGGAACAGGCGGTTTTCCTGATCTTGAATGTGGAACGGTATGAATGGCTGATTTATTCTTGGAACTATGGTTTTGAGAAGAAAAGCCTGATTGGTAAGCCGGTTGCTTTTTGCATTCCAGAAATTGAACGGCGGGTGAAGGAAGCATTGCTTCAGGATGATAGGATCACCGCCGTTGAAAATTTTCAGTTTGAAGTGAACAAGAAAAAGGTGCTGACCACTTTCACGGTGATCAGCATTTTTGGCCCCATTTTTACGGAAATGGAGGTGGAAACCTGATGTATGAAAATATCACCTATGCGCTGTTGTTGAACCGGATGCTGGAAAAGGCCCTGTCCATCAACAACAATCTTGATACCCGTGAAGGTTCTCTGGTGTGGCTTGGCAACGCCCCCGCCGCCGTGGAACTTCAAAACCTGTATATCCAGCTTGATACCGTCCTGAATGAAACCTTTGCGGACACAGCAAGCCGGGATTACCTGATTTTGAGAGCGGCGGAACGGGGCCTTTCCCCTTATGCGGCCACCCCCGCTGTGCTGGAACTGTCTATTACCCCGGTCAGCCTGACACTTCCCCCGGACACCCGTTTTTCTATTGGTGATCTGAACTATTATGTGTCCGCTGAAAAAGGGAATGGAAAGTATGAAATCACCTGTGAAACGGCGGGAGAAGTTGGAAATGACTATGGGGCCACGGTTATTCCCATTGAGTATGTGGAAGGGCTTGAAACCTGTACCATTACCGCTTTGCTGATTCCCGGTGAGGATGAAGAAGATACTGAAGTTTTCCGTCAACGGTATTTTGACAGTCTGAACGCACAAGCATTCGGCGGCAACCAGATTGACTATATCGAAAAGGTGAACGCCATTCCCGGTGTGGGCGGGGTGAAGGTTTACCGGGCTTGGAACAGCGATATTCGCCCCGCTGAACTGGTTCCCCCTGAAGGAACAAGCGAATGGATCAGCGGCCTTTCCGGTGTGCCTGAAGCCGTGAAATCTTGGCTTGATGCCGTGTATGCCGCCGCAAACAATAACAAGCTGACAGTGGGCGGAACGGTCAAGCTGGTGGTGATTGACAGCACCTTTGCGGAGCCTTCAGAACCTTTGGTGGAACTGGTGCAGACCACCATTGACCCCTTGCAGAACGCCGGGGAAGGCGTGGGTATTGCGCCCATCGGCCATGTGGTGAAGGTGTACGGGGTGGAGAATGAAACCGTGAACCTGTCCTTCACGCTGACCTATCAGCAGGAATGGAGTTGGGAAGATGTAAAAACCTATGTGGAAACTACCATCAAGGCATATTTCACGGAACTGGCCCAAACATGGGCGGATCAGGAACAACCCCTTGTGGTTCGTGTCAGTCAGATTGAAAGCCGCCTGTTGGCGGTTAGCGGGATTCTGGATATTGCTGATACGAAAATCAACGGAACAGCGGCCAACTATGAACTGGCCCTTGATCATATCCCGGTTCTTGGTACTATTACCCCGGCAACTGGTAAGCAGAGCGCATAAAGGAAGGTGATTGAATGGATCGCAAGCTAATCAATTACCTTCCTTATGTTGTCCGGGATTATGCGGAATTTCAAGGGATTACCGGAGCCGAGCAACCGGAGTTTGAAAACGCATGGGCGGCGGTGGATGATCTTCTGAATAATCAGTTTATCAAAACCGCTGGAAATCTTGGGTTGTCCAGATGGGAAAAAATCTTGGGTATCAGCCCAAAAGGAACAGATACCTTGGATGATCGCCGCTTCCGGGTGCTTACCCGCTTGAATGAAGAACTGCCCTATACCTTGCCACAGTTGCGGGTGATCTTGGAAAGCCTTTGCGGAGCCGGTAACTATTCGGCTGATGTGGCAGATTACACCCTTTTGGTAAAGGTGGGTGTGGCCGCAAAGAAAAATTTCCAAGATGTTCAAACCTTGCTGAAAAGAGTTGCCCCAGTCAACTTGGTTTTGGTAGTTCAACAGTTGTTCAATATTCACCAAGTATTGGGCGGGTTTACCCATGCCCAACTTGCTTGGTACACCCATTCTGAAGTAAGAACAGAAGAACTTCAAACCCATGAATGTACCCCACACAAAACACTTCGGCCCTTCACCCATGCCCAGCTTGGAGGGCTGGAAAACAAATCTATCAGAAAGGAAATGACAGATGGCACAGTTCACACCTAATTATGATCTGGTGAAACCAGCCCAAGAAGATTTCTACAATGTGGACGATCAGAACCGCAATATGGATAAAATTGATACGGCCCTAAAAGCCCATGATGATTCCTTGGCCGGAAAAGCGGATCTTGGGGAAGATGGTAAGGTGAAGCCTGAACAGCTTCCCGATTCCAGTTCTGACCCCACAGAAGCGATTGAAGAAGCCATTAACACCCACAATGAAAGCCCTTCCGCCCATGCTGATATTCGGGAAACTGTGAAAGAAGCCCTTTCCGCCGCACAGACCGCACAGGAAACGGCGGATTCGGCCTTGGAAGCTGTGTCAGGGTTGATTTATACCATTGATGTTGTTCCGTCGCAGAACGGCACCCTAACCTATAATGGCGGGGAACAAAGCCCGTCTTGGAACAGCTACAACCCGGAAACTTTGACCCTTGGCGGAACCACAACCGCCACCAATGCGGGAACTTATACCGCCACCTTCACCCCCAAAGGAAAGTATAAGTGGACAGATGGAACGCAGACCCCCAAACAGGTAACTTGGACAATCAACAGGGCCACGGTTTCTGTCCCTTCTCAAAGCGGAAGCCTTACTTATACCGGTTCCACTCAAAGCCCGACTTGGGCCGGTTATGACAGTTCTAAAATGACCATCGGCGGCACTACCAGCGGCACCAACGCTGGAAGCTATAACGCCACTTTCACCCCCGGTTCTAATTACCAATGGACGGATGGGGGAAGTGCGGAAAAAGCCGTTGCTTGGACGATTGGAAAGGCCACAGGAAGCCTTTCTTTGAACAAATCTTCCATTTCCCTGAATGTTTCTAAAATGTCTGACACAATCACCGTGACCCGCCCCGGCACCGGCGTAATCAGCGCCGTGTCCAGCGCCCCCAGCGTGGCTTCTGTGAGCGTTTCCGGGAATGTGGTAACTGTTACCGGCAAGGCAAAAGGAAACGCCACAATTACCGTCAGCGTGGCCGCAGATACCAACTATACTGCCCCGGCTGATAAAACCTGTTCCGTTAATGTCACGCTTCCCACGAATACCCTGAATGATAACGATTGGGCCACCATTAAACAAGTCAGTGATTCCGGTAAGGGTTCCAGCTATTGGGCGGTTGGTGATATGAAGTCCATTCAGATCAACGGCAAGGTTGGGAACTTCACTTTCTCCAATCTGACCATCAACACCTTCATTTTGGGCTTCAACCACAACAGCGGCAAGGAAGGGAATAACAAAATTCACTTCCAGATTGGCAAAATCGGCACCACAGCGGTT